GTAAACGCTGTGCTATTAGTTGATGCTGGTGTAGCCAAGATACGCACGTTACCACCAGAGATGTCCACATCAAATGTAGCCAAGGCAGTAGCAGTATTAACTTGTGCATACTCAGTAGCTACAGCAGTTGTACCATCATGCGTAATGATGATCTCTGTAATGCTGCGCTCACCTGCTGTGCTATCTGCTGCAGTAATAACAGCCTTAACGCCATCATAAGATGCTGCAGAATATGTAGCAATAGCTGTTTGTGTAGTTGCTGTAGTTGTAGCAGTCTGTGTATCAAACGCTTCAAGTACAGTGTTAACCCATGCAGAGCCATTCCAAGAAAGTACTTCACCTGATGCAGCACTGGTGATAGTCACGTTGCCTACATCATTGAGTGTATTGATAGTTGGAATAGATGCAAAGCTAACCGTACCTGCACCATCAGTCTTGAGGAATTGTCCAGCTGTACCGTCAGACGTTGGGAGTGTTACAGCGCCAATAAAGCTATTTAAGTTAGCACTTGCAGTATTGTTAGCATCATAGGCCAGCACATCTGTACCGATAGCTAGACCAAGATTAGTACGTGCTGTAGCTGCATCATTCAAGTCAGACAGGTCATTACCAATACGTAGGTAGCGTTGGTCTGATTGTGTTTGTGTGTACACGTTAGCAATACTAAATGCACCGAAAGCTACAATGTCTACAATGTCACCCGCTGTAGCGCCTGTAGTCAGTGTAATGCTTGTACCGTTTGTAGCAGTGAAGTCTACACCTGCTTGAAGCTTTACACCGTTAAGGTATACATCAACGTAGCCTGTGTCATAGATAACACTAAATACTGTCTGACCCTGTGTAGCTGTATAGACCTGACGCTCTGATGTACCATTTACAGCGGAACCAGCATCTACCCAAGAGCTACCATCGTATACCTTCATAAGGTTAGCTGTAGAGTCAAAGTACAACGCACCTGTGATAAGTGCATCACCATCATTGTCTGTGCTTGGTGGTGTAGCCTTAGCGCCAAGGTAGCGGTCATCAAAGCTATCGTATGCAGCCTCTGCAGCAGCAGCACTGGCAGCAGCACTAGCCTGATCACCAACTACTAGGTCAACATAGCCTTTATTTACAGCATCAGAAGAAGCGCTGGGCGTAGCTAGACCTGTAACAGTATTGCCACCCATAGCAATGTTACCTGACATAGTACCACCAGTCAAGTCTAGTTTTAGCGCATCCTGAGTGTCTACGTAACCTTTACGAGTAAGTGTATCGTCTGTTGCAGGAGTAGCAGTACTTGTAGCTTTGTTAGCACCGAGTGTAATGTCACCTGTCATAGTACCACCCGCTAGGGGTAGCTTAGTCGCAATACTATTAGTAATAGTAGTAGAGAAATTAGCATCGTCGCCAATAGCAGCAGCTAATTCGTTAAGAGTGTCTAACGCTCCGGGTGCTGCATCAATAACAGCAGACACTTCTGCGTCCACATAACCTTTAGTAGCTGCATCTGCTGTGTCCGTAGGCGTACCTAAACCAGTGATCTTATTAGTACCCATAGCAATAGCACCAGACATAGTGCCGCCAGAGAGGTTCAGTTTAAGTGCGTCCTGTGTATCTACATACCCTTTAGTTGCTGCATCAGAGGAAAGTGTAGGAGTGGCTACGTTATTGATCTGACCACTTGTCATGTCTAGGGTAGTACCCACAGACAGAGTAGTTCCGATAGTTACAGCACCTGTAGTTGTGATAGAGTCAATGTAAGCGTTAGACCAGTAGTTGCTACTGTCGCCTAGTGTGAATGTGCTATCAGCAGAAGGAATAATGTTAGATGCAACATCTGCAGTAAAGGTTACTGTATCAGTAGCAGTATCACCCAATACAGTATTACCGTTGACGCTAAGGTTGCCACCTATAACATTGTTACCTGTAGTACTCATGTTGCCGCCAACAGACATGCTACCCGTTACTGTAGCATTCTCGTCTACCTGAAGAGTATCAACATTAGCTGTACCATCCAACCACAGGTTGTTCCACTCAAGAGAGCTATTACCCAAGTTGTATGTAGCATCTGCGTTAGGCAGGAAGTCTGTTACAGCACGTGCAGTATACGTAACTGTATCAGTAACTGCATCACCTAGAGTTGTGTTGCCCTTGACAAGCAGAGTGCTGTCCAGTGTAGTAGCACCTGTTACATCAAGCGTACCAGCAAAGTCAGCATTAGCACCAGTAAATGTTACAGCAGTAGTTGTTCCACTCTTTAGTACAAGGTTGCCTGCGTTACTTGTAAGAGTAGCGTAGGTTGTACCACCATCCTTAAGAGTAACATCACCACCGTCAGCGTCTAGGATAATGTCTCCTATTACATCTACAGTGAGATCACCATTTGTTACAGCATATGTGTTATTTGTGATGGTAGTGTAGTCATTGTCACCAATGCTTACTGTGTCAATGTAAGCTGTACCATCTACGTATACATTCTTAAACTCTAAAGAAGAACTACCTAGATCAATATCATTATCTACTACAGGAAGTATTACACCGTCTTGAAAGCGTACCTGTTCAGCAGAGAGACTGCTAACTTCTACAAACACACCAAAGCGATTATTGATGTGATCTACTTGGATCTTGTTGACACCATCAATGTCAGCAATGAGAGGTACGTAGGAACCCTCATCAGATGTACCGTCATGTTTGTGACCTGTAGTACCTGTGTCACTCTGTGTAAAAGCATCACGTAGTTTGTTGTACTCTGCGTTGATAGGCGCTGCACGTACTACAGCGGTAGGTACAATGTCTGCAACAGATTGGCGTGTATAGCCTGACATGTTTTAGTCCTCTTCTAGCGCCTGTCGTGTAGGCCGTATGTTAGTGTAATGGCTTGAATGGTATGACTAGGGTTAGTGTCATTAGTAACGTAACGAATAGATACAGATTTACCAGAGCCAGCAATAGTTGTACGTTCTACAGGCGAAGGGTTGCCATCGTATATGTCTGTAGAATCAAACGTAGCCTTGTCATAATAGGCTGCAGCACCAGCAGTAGACAAGAAATAGTCTGATGATAGAGAAGTTGTAGGGTCTCCATAGTCATAATCTACAGCCATAGTCACTGTGACTTCACCCTCAGAGCGCATGTAAGTATCTACATCATAGAAAGACTTACGTAGTGCTGGGTCATCCATGTAATAGAAGGGTGTTTGAAATAAGCTAAAGATCTCTCTAGTATCAAAGTCATTACCTACTTCTTGTCGAAATACGTAACCGTTTGAGTCACCATGAATAACAAACTCTTCATCACCAATGTAGTTACTATGTGCGCAGTTAACAGAGATGCCTACAAGCTGGCTAAACTCAAAACCCACACCACCTGTACCACTCCTACGAATAGCACCAATAATACCAAGCGAGTCCTGATTAGCAAAGAATAGCCTGAATTGTGACTTCTTCTTTATAACTACGGTAGTCATAGTAGCTAAGTCTTCGTTAGCTGTATAGTCTTCAAAGATAGACTGAATAGGCTTAGATAATGTAGCAAGCTCAATATCACCAATACGATCTGTACCAGTAACAGGGCGGATACCATCAGGTGCTAAGAATAGGATCTCACCATTAAACTCAGCAACACTATCAGGAGCTACACATCCCAGGTTAGATGTAACAGTCTGTAACACAAAGTCAGATATGTTGTTACCAACCAAGCGTTTGATGTTGTTACGACCAAAGATGTACATCTCATTACGGAATGTCTTAATCTGTACGACTTCAAAGCCTACGTTAATAACACCAGCACCAGCAGCAGGCGTCCAGTCAGTCTCATCTAGTGGCGCACTAAAGTATAGATTGTATGGCTCAGAGCTATCACCAGCAAGAAACAGATGATTGTTAAATGATGCAACAAGACTAGGAGCGCTGGGCGACTGTCCACCATTGAGTTGTACGTATGTTGTACCATCCCATGTAGAAGCAGGGTTAACCCCGTCTGCCATAGCAAACTTAGGTGCGCCCCAGTTAAAGCTCTCAAAGCGTACCTTAGATACGCCTACCATTGTAGGGGAACCTACTGTAGTGATAGTATCCCAAGATGTTGTAGAGTTATTCCACTTGTGCAGGTAGTTGTTACCAGAAGCAGGCTTACGTGCAGCAAAGATACCATCATTAATATCAGCAGATACGTGTACACCTAGAACTGCTGTAGTGGCCTCACCCGGTACTTCACCATATGTATTGCTATACCCACTGATACGTCTATACCCACCGTTCAAGGCAGGCTCATAGTTAATCAAACGAGTAGCAGAACCTGCCATCTGACCACCCTGAGTAAGAGGGTCTTGATTAACTACCAAGCCACCTGAGCAGGGTGTAGCAAAGGTACGTAGGTTATCAGCCATTACTTAATGCCTGCCTGTGGGTTGAAGTGCTTACCAGCAATGACTGTAGAGGTTAGATACAAAGGAGAGTCGAGCAACAAGCGGCGCATGTTATCCATACCCTGCTCAAACTTCTGTTGATGTAATGCAGCACTCTGCTCATTAGCACGGAAACGCATGAGATACATTACTGCACCATCTACAATAACAGTGTTGAACCTATCAGGTATAATACACACATCATCATACTGAGTCATATCATCAGGGTAAGACCAGTAGCGATACTCAATCTCGTAAGCATCGTCAGGCAGTGGTGTAACACCAAACTTCAAATCTTCTGTCTGGTAAATCTTAGTAGGTACACTATAAGCGCCTGCACCACCTACATCCTCGTTTGTACGGTGATACCTAAGATAGTCCTCATATGTAATGACAGGAAGTTTCTCAGGTGTGTTACTCTTAGAAGATAGACGCTTAATGTAGAACGTATCCCAGTCTACCTTGGAGGCATCAGACGCCAGAGCGTAGATACCTGTACCAGCAGTCAAGGCTTGCGTATATGTTGTAAAAGTAAAAGGCCATTCTTGTGTGAACTGCAGAAGCTCACGTATGGATGAGTTAATAGCGTCCTTAGCCAAAGCCTGTAAGTTACGGGCATCACTAAAGCCATCACCACCAATATCTAACTGCACCTCGTTTACACGGCGTAGCGCTTGATTTACAAGTGTAACATAGTTAGCCATATTGGTCCCTCAGAAAGTAAAGAGGGGCCAGCCTCATAAGAGACCAGCCCGACTTATTAAGTGTGATTAAGCAGCGTTGTAGTTTGCTGTGATAAGAGCCTCTGGGCGCAGGATCTTGCGGCCATAGAGGTGCATACCACGAACAATATCAGCAAAGCTGTCTGGGTCACGGTAGTTCTCAACTTTGTTGATCTGCTCAGCAGAAGCAACAGCATCGTCCTGACC